GCTAAGAATTTAGTGTATAAGGCTAAAAAGACATTGAAAGGAATTTATGACAAAAGATGATAGTTATAGAATGATGGAGGCACTGCGTAGGTATATCCGTGTTAAGGTGTATGAATCAGACAAGTCTTTAGAGGTTGTCTTGTCATTCAAAACTGAAGACGGTAAGTTGCATCAACTGTGTAATAGCTTTATGGAGAAAGCAAAGTGAATCTAAAATTCCTGAATGAGAATGAAGACGGTAGTGTAGATGTGCAGTTAGAAAACCTTGATCCTCGTATGATGCAACTCTTGTTGCAAGAGGGACTACTATCTCTCCTCACTAAAGAATTAAACCGTCTTGAGAAAGAGAATAAGATTCCAGCACTACTTAAAGGAGCACCTAATGGACTATGATGAAGTTATGGATACACAAATTGGCGGCAACCATTACAAGGAACGTGCCATTCAGCCTTGGGAAGTGTGGGAAGCGTATGATATGAATGGTTGGGAAGCTAGTGCCCTTAAATACTTGCTACGCTACAAGGATAAGGGTAAACCACTAGAGGACTTGTACAAGTGTATGCACAACATTCAATATTTAATTGCTAAACAAGAACGTGCTATGGTTGGTAAAAAGACTACTAGTAATGTTATTGATAACATGGTTAGTAATCTTACTAAATGAAGAAGGGGGGAAAGCGGATGCTGAGTTCTAGGGCGTAGCCCGTGACACCGCCCAGTGCGTGGTGGCTCAGACGCAGCGAGTACCCCCACCTTCTCATTCCTCACCAATCTTAGTCTTTAATAGTTTATATACCTCTGCAACAGTACGAGGTTTCTTAGTTGCTTTATCAAAAAAGATAGACTTGTTCGCAGCAACTTGATCTCTATCAACAACCTTAGTAGCCAATTCAAACGGCTTTGCAGATACGAACTTCTTAGCGCCAGTTGTTCCCAAGAAATGTGCAGCGTATAGCTGTGTATCTGTAGGTTCTTCTCCAAACACTTTCTTAAACGCTTGTCTATTTTCCTCTGTGTACAACTCAGCTACTTTACGAGATTTAATAGGGTCTTTCCTATCCTCTAGTGTGTAGTCTAAATTATGTTTCTTAGTCATTGCTTTCCAAGTAGATTCAATGAACTGATGGTGTCCAGTTGCACTACTTGTTGAAGCTTTAACATCAGCCCTACCACCACTCTCAGCCATCTTTAACCTGTCTAAATAGTCTGGTTTAGATGGAGTAGGGGTAGGAGATGGAGCAGCAATTTGCTGTGTGTCTTTCTCCTCGCTAGACAACATCTTTTGAAGTTTATCCCACATACTCATGTTATTGCTCCCCCACATCAACACCCTCAGATTTAAGCTTTGCAATAGCTTCTTCATCCGTTATGCCTTCTTGTTTGGCTAACCTAGATATGTCAACCATATTCGCGGTACGCTTACCTGTTCCAGTAGTTTGTGCTGGTGTAACAGGCTGCGGTTTTGCATCGTAGTATCCTGTATATGCTGTACCGCTATTAATAACATTTGCATATTCGTTACTGACAGCTTTTAAATCTTCTCCTGTTACAATGGCTCGTGTATTAGATAGTGTAACCATACGTGGAGTAGCTTTATTTTCAAATTCCATAGCTGCTTGTTTCATATTTCTTTCTTCTAGACTACCTCCAGCAGCAGCTTCTAACATACTTCCTCGTTGTTTTGGAGAAACAACTTTGGGAGGCATCACTACTCCTAATTTACCTGAAGGAGTTACGCCAATTTGCAACTTAACATTAAATTTATTTTCAATGGCAAGTTTATCACGTTGTAAGTCATCTACTACACTAATGGCAGTGTTACTACCATTTACTTTAAGAATTTCTTTGGCCTCATCAGGTAGGGATGCAACACCTTCTTTTAAACGAGTATAATCACGACCTAACTCTTGCCACTTCTCTCCTGTTTTAGAAGATGTAGTGAACGCAGTGGACATTACATTAATATCTTCCGCAGAAATGTTTTTAGCACTATCGTTACTCTTAAAAAACGATTTCATTTGTTCGTAATTTAACTGTGTAGCAATTTTAATGTCAGGAGGTGTTAGTGATTTATTTTCTGTTAATGACTTCCCGTCTTTTCTACCTTCAAGAATAAACTTCTGTAGTTTATCCATGTTAGCATATGCCATTTGAGTAGACGTTGATCCACCATCAACAACAGATGTAACAGTGTTATCAATGAGCTTATATAGTTCAGGATTCTGTTTTTCAACTCCTGCTCTACTGCTACCACCTGCAAAATATGCACTTATTGCCGCAGGGCTACCTGCTAAACCGAGTAATGCCACAGCCGCTGTTTGTACGGATCGTTTTTGTTCAAAAGTATATTTCTCATACTCTTTCATATTAAGAATGTTTAGAAGATATGGTGCTGTCTTTTCATTAGCATACATATCCACTGTTTCTTTATGTAACTTATCTGCACGAGCAAGTTGTTCTTCTTCTAACTTAGACCCCGTTGTACCACTACGGCGCATTTGTTCTCGAATAGATTGTTTTGTAGTGTATAGATTTGCATCTAATGCACCTTTAACATTATTAATAATACCTTTAGCGTGTACCTCTAGTGCACCCACATCAAATTTTGGATCACCAATACCTGCCAATAATAAATCACTAAGCCGTGTTAATTCTTTTGTTGGTAGGTTTTGCAGAGCAATGTTAGTTCCAGCATTATAACCTGCTTGAATAGCTGGCCAAGCCTTATTTGCATCTAGTTCATTAACTACTAGCTGTCCTTCTGTAACAGTTTTAGCTGCTTTTAATACAAACTCTTGTCTAACTGCTTCCCTACCTTTTTCCACTGTATTATAATATTTAAGTGGATCAGTATCACGCAGTTTTAATGCATCTTGTTGAGTTAGTTGACCCCTATCAACAACGAAAGTCATCATATCTTTATTAGAAGCCTCTAATATTGGGTCTTTAATATCTTTTTCTTTAGGATTTAATACACGACTAATCCAACGTTGTTGGGTAAACAAGTCTGCACCTTCAACACCTGTAGCCCTAGCTACTTGTTGTCTAATCTCATCTGCTAATCCGGGATACTTACTAATAGCTTTACGAGTAATTACGTCTACGTTAGCAATGAATTGCTCTGGTCTCATACCCCCTTGTGCAGCAGTTTTTAATCTGGCAAGTTGTGTTCCAAAGCCAGCTAGTTGCTCAATGCCAGCAGCTTGTTCTTCGGGAAATGGAGATGATGCAGCTTGTTCAGCCTGTTTAAAGATGCCCGGAGCTACATTTTTCTCCATATAAGAAGCCGCTTCAGCAGCATCTTGTGCCTCTTGGTTAGTTTGAAACATTTTAGCAGCTTCTTCTCTACCTGCCTGTGCAAAACCAGCAATGTCCCGTTCTACATATCCTTTATAGGCTGCTTGTGCCCCTTCTCCTAGTGTAGTAATGGCGGCTCGTGTAGCAGCACCAGCTTGTTGTAGCGTAGCTGGATTAGCCATTGCTGGCTCAATAGATTTAGTAATGTTTGCTTGATACGTTGCCATTATTTATTTCCTTTTACTAACAAATCTTTTACTTGCCATTCTTTTAACGCTTGCTCAGTTAACAACTTAGTATACTGGTCAAAATCAGGATGTGTGTAAGCAGACTTTCTCACTGCTTCAGCATCTTGATATGTACGTTGTCCTTTAATAACAAATGTAACCATATTCCTATGCATTTCTGCACTCTTCTCATCACCCGCATTTAAAGCTAACATACCTAACTTAGCATGGTATGCTACTATTTTAGCATCGGCTTGGATTTGTTTAGTGTATGCTTTACGACTAGTGTATAGAATCTCAACATCTTCTTTAATGGCGGGGTCTAAACCAAGTTGTTTAGCATAAATCTCCCAATCAGTAACAGGGTACATATCTGCACCTTTACTACTCATAATTTTATTAAAGTTTTGTTTTGCAAGTCTACCTACTTGATAGTTGTTATATGCTGAAAATCCTTTAAGTGCTTCGTTTGCTGCACTTGTTAAAGATTCTAAAGACAACCCTGTTCCATACAATAGTTGAATACCTGATCCAACCCCGCCTAATAGTCGTAGAGAAGCAAACCCTGAAGGGCCAGCAGCAACTTCTAATAGTTTCTTTTCAGGGTCTAACAATCCCTTAATTAAATCTTCATAATATGCAAAAGTATTGAACCTACTACCTATTGCTAGTTTAGCTTCACCGTCAGTAGCTGATCCAATAAACCCTGCTACAACACCTTGCTGCACATATAGACGCTGCTCTTCTGTCAAGTCTTCTGGGACAACATCTGTAATTAAATCTCTAAAGGGCCACAAGAAACTACCAGCAGTACCCATTACTAAAGTGTGAGCTACTAGTAATCTCATAGCTTCTTTCTGAGTAAACACACGACTATTTCCAAGTAAACTCTGAATTAAGTTCATTGCAATTTTAATTGGATACTGAGCAAACTGTGCAGGGATTGATTTCCAACCTTGTTGCCAAGATGCTACGTTAGCCTTAGTCATGTTTTGCGTCAAATCATCTTGTCGTTCTAGAATTTTTGATAGTGCATCATCTGTCCACCATGCACCACCCTGATTAATACCCATCCACTCTCTACGAGCAATGTCAAAGCTAACTAAGCGACTATAACCCTCACCAGCATTGAATGGAGTAGCGGCAAGCCCTGCAACTTTTCTACGCATATCATTAAAGATACCAAAACTACCTGTTTCATTGCCGTACATACTAGCATTCTTAATGCTATCCATTAATCCCGTACGGCGAATAGCCCTAATAACTTCCACAAACTCATCTTCTTTCATTCCTAATCCAAGAGAAGTTAAATTGTTTGCTTTAGCTGCTTGTCTCCAAATAGATTCTTGGTCACTAGTCAATGCAAGTGCATACAATGTAGATGCTTTAGCAGCCTTTAAACCATGAATAGGACTAATTGCCACAGCATTAAACGCATTCATACCTTGCATTACAAATTGAATAGGATTAAATGCAAAGAAACTATTAAATGCAATGGTACGTGCCCATTGTGGATAATCTTTAGTTGCACGTAAAGCCATACCTGTAAGGGTAGCAGCCTTGTTATCAAACTTACCCTCAATAGACTCAGACAATCCACGCATAAAACCAATGAAATTCTTTTCTTCATTGGTTGGAATGTTTAGTTGTGCAATGATGTACTCTTGTGCTTTAGCAGCTACTTGTAGTTTTTTACTACGACCAACGTAATAACCCTTATTATTGTACATCATCATAAACGCATCTTTAGGAGATGCATCACCCACAAAGGGACGAATCTCATCAATGAATGTGTTGTACCACTTAATAAGATGACTTTCACGCCACTCTGTAATTGAAGCAACAAAAGCAGTATTACCAATTTCAGAAGCAATACTGTCTAGTGGGTTTAGTGTATTAACCGTATCTTCACCAAATACAGATAACACTTTATCCCCACGTTTAGTAGCATAGTTACTAGACATGCCAATTGTTTCACGAACGTAATCATCATCAGTACGATTATAACGTACTTCTAATTTCATATTGTCGTACTTACCTGTGTTTAAAGCAGTGAGTAACTCTTCTGGATTCCATCCGTATGGTTGCATTAACTTACTAGATTCTAGTAATGTTAATTTACCACTTTTATGTAATTCTAGTGCTTTATTAAACGCAGCAACATAGTTATCTGCATCTTTAGCTGACTTAGCAGTACGTAATGTTTCAGTAACAGAGGAAATCACACCGTCAACATCTACGTCTGAAATACCTTTTACAAAGTATTCGTCTGTGTAAATACGCCGATATTCACCTTCACGATAAGGAATAACTGTTTCAATGTTTCGTTGCGTATAGTTTAAATCTGTATAAGCTAGTGTTTTGTATCGCTTACCATTAATAACTACAGGCTCGTTAAGTTCAAAAAACTTAAGGCCACGTTTAGAGGCTTCTTCAGACAGTGATTTACCCATGCGTGAAGCACTACCATCATCTACAATAAATACGTTACTACCCTCTTTAGGAGTAATTGGTTTAGCAAATACTGAGCTACCACCACCTTCATCAAGTTTAAGAGCACTTAAAATCTCAACATAACCAGATTGCTTTAAACTCTTAACGGCTACATCATTACGCATTTGCCACATTACATCTCGTAGTGCGCGAACACGATAGTAGGCAAACCTAGCGTTTGGTGATAACCCTGCACCAGCTAACTCGTGTGGTAGGAATATTTTATTTTCTTTGTCGCCTAATACTAGTATGTCTGAAAGTTGTCCTAATTCTGCACGACTTAGAGACTCTACAGAAGGACGTACAAAGTTAGTTAGTAATTGTGTATACCTGCTTTGTTGATTAACACCAACCACTCTATCTGCATACATTTCAGCACTACCTTCTAGCGCCCTATCTCCAAATGCCCATCGAACTGCACTATTAATATCTTCTTCAGTATACTTACCTACTTCAGCATAACCAAGTCCCTGTGCAACAGGACGCTCAATTAACCACCCTGTCTTAATGCCTTTAGTAGCATCTTCCATTGCAGCTTGTTCGGCTTGTAAAGTATCAATGTCATTTAAAATGCTTTCTAAACGACCTTTACTAGGAGATAGTGTTTGAGAAGCTTTAGCTAGTGTTGAATCAATTGT